TAGACTCACTCCAATAGAATGCGAAAGGCTACAAGGCTTTCCAGATAATCACACCGAGTACGGCAACTACGATGGTGAGGTTAAGAAGATGAGCAACACTCAACGCTATAAGCAATGCGGTAACGCAGTTACTACTGATGTGGTACAGGCGATAGCCGAAAAGATAAAGCCGTTGTTCAAATGAAAAAGCACACTAAAATATATTTAGATTATTTTAACTACGGCATAGAGGATTTCATACCTTGTGAAGTGTGCGGAGCTAAAGCTGTGGATATACACCATATCGAGGCACGAGGTATGGGGGGCGCAAAAAGTGCCGACACTATTGAAAATTTAATGGCCGTGTGTAGGTCGTGCCACGTCAAGTATGGCGACGTACCTGATAAGAAAGAATGGCTTAAAAAAATACACTACCGATTATTATGATTATTATCGAATATCAAATAGCAGTACAGAAAATTTGGGAGAGAGCAGTTAAGGAGTTTGACGTAAAGCCAAACCGAGAGAGGCATAACGTTATTTATCGCCACGCATTCTCCGTGGCCTGTCTAGATAATACCAATTTATCTATGAAGGTAATAGGTAGGCTTATTAGTAGGGATCACGCTACCGTGATACACGCTCGTAAAAATCATAATTGGAACTTATTACAAGAGCCTACATACGCACAGGCGTATACATACTTTAGCGAGCTGCTATCTAATAAGACTGCACAGCACGAGGATATACTACAAGAGCTACTAAAGGAGCAGTCTACAAAGACTAACGATAAAGATATGGTGGCTCGTTATACGGACATCTACGAGAATAAGTTAAAGAGGTTGGAGACTAAGTACGTTTCGGAGTTAGAAACGCTTAGACACAGCAATAGAACGCTTTCTCGTACCCTAAAAGAAACTACTAAAAGAATGAACGAGCTAAATGCTGAATGCTTACGGCTCAAAAATCTAATATAGATATGTATATATTTATCGCTACCCTATTGGGTATTATTGTATTTGGCCTCTTGAATGAATACAGAGAGGTAAGAGATCTTAAAAAGAAGTCTAAGAGATACGAGGACGAGTAATGAGGCATTTTATAGATATAGACACAGACCAACTGCGTAGGCTGTATACCCTGCTATTCGACAAAAAAGAAATGGCAGATATAGTTAAGAAGCTAAAACGGCATATGGATATAGTTAATACAAGAAATGAGTAGTAAGCACAAGCCTAACCGTAGACAGCGTAGGGCTATGGATCGCATCGGCAATAAGATTGCCGAGCGGATAATTAAGACAGAAGCAATTAAAAAGGTAAAAAATGACGAAAGCGCAAATAATGATGGAGGGGCTACAAATGATGGCCGAGGATAGACTATTGGAGTTAATGAATAGAGACTTAGAACAAAACGGAATCGAGAAAGATGCATAAGTATTTTGACATAGAGCTGTTCGGGTGGCAGCATATCGATAAGGGGTGGTGGAATGTTACTCTTTTTCGTGTGGCTAGTGGTAATTGGAGTTGGCACTTCTTTATGATTGAACAGAACCGAGACCGTTTATTTATTGAGTGGTTTACATATAGCCAAAATAATGAATGAGGCGGGGAGTGCTTTAATGTTGATTAATAAGAATAATTATAAAATGCTGCTCGATGTTCTTATTCAGGTAAGAATGAGAAACCAACTAACAAGGGATGAGGTAGAGGTATTAAAAAAGTTCGTTGATATTTATTGAGTCGCATTTATTTTTTTTAATATTGAGCAAAATAACCAACTATGATACGAGAAACACAAACGGGAGAAGTTCACGTAGAATGCACCCTAAAATTTAAAGGAAACGTTACCGCTACTCTCTTCGATGGAATGACCATCGAGGAGATTATCCACGATATTATACATTGTGGCGATTATGAGTATGAGGTAATAAAAGGCGACTATATAGTCGATAATGTAGAAACCTACGATGCGTAATGGATGGTTTCGCTACTATGGCACTACGGGAGCAACTGCTCCTGATAGGTGCGATGATAGAACACAACAAGGACGATATTACGGTACTACAACAGCTCGAGCAGTTGTATACCGCTATAAGCTTTTGTATGACCTCAATCGAGAAGATCGAAACTAGGATACTTGAAGCCCAAATAAAGAACGGGCAACTGAGAATCGATATACAACAACTCCGCAAAGAAAACAAGGCTCTTAATAAAAAAATCGAAGATTTAATAGAGCGAATCGAAATTTAGCGTATATTCCACAAGACGAACCGTAACGTGGAATGAAACTGCTTAATAAATTAGCGGAGAGAGATGCCGATTGGTTGCGAATGGCGCAGTCGTTTGGACTTAATGAGGAGTGGGCTAGGGAGCTCGTACAGGATATGTACGTAAAACTCTATGAAAAGACCACTTACGAGAAGATCAAATACGGGGACGATGACGTAAACACTTTCTTTGTTTACGTTACTTTGAGAAATCTATACTACGACCAAATAAGAACGAGGCAAACCTTCCTAACTATTCAGGAGGGTTTCCCTTATGATATCGAAGAGCCTGATAACTGCAAGGAAACGCTCGAAGAGCTGCTAGAGGAGATGGCAGAAACCATCGACGATATGCATTGGTACGATCAAAAAATATTTGAGATCTACTACGGGGATGGGGAAACGATACGGGAACTTAGCGAAGGCAGTAAGATAAGCACGAGCTCAATATTTAACACTATTAAGAATGTCCGAAGGAAAATCAAAGAAAAGCACTCGGAAAAGTACCAAGAGTACAAGAAAGGCGAGTAAAGGTCTAGGAGACGATATAGAAAAAATTACTAAGGCAACAGGAATTAAAAAAGCTGTCGATTGGTTTAGTGATGCAACGGGAATCGATTGCGGGTGTGATGCCCGCAAAGAGAAACTAAATAAACTCTTCCCTCGTAAAAAAGGTATGGAATGCCTAGAGGTAGGAGAGTATGAAACCCTGAAGCAGTTTTTCGCTCAGTTTGACGGGAGAAAGATTGAAGAGGAATATACAGAACCGTTAGCGAGAATCCACGCACGAGTATTTAGCCATAAGTACGCTGTGCCGTGTGGATGTTCACCGAAGGAATGGAAACGTTTCGTTGATGATCTCAGAGGCGTTTACGAGACCTATGAGGGAGCTTGACCTATTTAACATATTAAGAGCGACTTACGTTATTGACTTGAAGGAAAGCGACGACCAATTCTCACGGTTCGACTGCTATTCCCTTAAATACAAAATGGATATAGAGCTGAAGTGTCGTAATAAGCATTACGACGAGCTGTTAATTGAGAAGGATAAATACGATGCTCTAATGAAGCGGAGCGAGAAGTTCGGCACTACTCCTATGTATATTAATAGCACCCCCGAAGGTATCTATGTATTTAATTTAAAGAAGATCCCTACGCCTGAGTGGGAAGATAAGGGAGGGCTACCGACTACCTCGCATTTTAGTGATAGGAGAAAGATTGTAAAAACGGTGGGCTTCCTGCCTATATATTTAGCTAATAAAATAAACGAGTAATGCCGATACCAAAACCAAGAAAAGGAGAAGAGCAAAAGGAATTTATAAGCCGCTGTATGGTAGACTTAAAAAACGAATACCCCTTTAAAGACCAACGTTTAGCGATATGCGCTAAACAATGGGTAGAAAAAAAATAGTTGATAATTTTGTTGATAAGTAGAATTTTATTATACTTGCTATATAATTAAACAACCAACTATTATGCAAAAGGAAATGACAGCAAGACAGCACTTTATCTCTCGTATGGAGGATATCGAGTTAATGATGATCACCCAAGACGAGCAGGGACTAAACGAGTACGGTCTATCTTTAGACTACAACGAAGAGGACGACGAATGGACTTGGTTACTTTCTTGGGGTGGCCCTGAGGAGCAAATCGTAATGCGAGGACGTGGAAATAACGCCCGCTTCTTTTTTGTCTTTAAGGGATGGTTTACCCGTGAAGAGTTCGAAGTAACTTCTCCGATGGAGCAAGTAGCCCTAAAGACTTTGTTTCAGGATTGGTTTAACTGCGAAGAGGCTTACGATGTTTTATAGTAACAAAGAGCTTCTAATGTTAGACGGTACTGTTCAGGAGGTGGGACACCTCGAGCAGCTTGCAAAGGACGACGAACAATACTACGGATACTTGGGGAAGGCTGCGCTTTCCTCAAGTTCTATTAAGATGTTATTACAATCTCCTAAAACCTACCACTACGTCACGACGTATGGGGGAGATAATAACTCGAAGGCCTTATTGATTGGTAAGCTGTTTCATCTTGCGGTATTAGAACCGCATAAGATGGACGAGGTTAGGGTAATAGATGTACAGAGCAGAGCTACGAAGGCTTTTAAGGAAGCTGCGGCAGAAGGAGGGGAGGTAATAACCTCCAAAGAGGAAAAGGACATTAGGAGGCTTCAGGATGCGATGCTGCGTAATGAGAAAGTATTATCGTACTTGAATAAAGCCGAGTTCGAAATACCTAGAGTCGATGCGTTAGACGGTATGCCGTTTAGAGCAAAGGCCGATATACTGCAAGGGGATCATATTATAGATCTTAAAACGACAAGCGATTTAAATGCCTTTAAATATTCTGCCTATAAATATGGCTATGATATACAATGTTATATTTACTGTAACCTATTTGGCGTGCCTCCTGAAAACTTCCACTTTGTCGCTATCGACAAAGGGAGTCTCGATATAGGGGTTTATCATTGCAGCTCTGAATTTTATGATAGTGGCAAGAAGCGAACCCAAAAAGGAATAGAACTATACAAGAAATTCTTTGTAGACGGCATCGACTTAGATAGTTATTTTATCGAAGAGACTTTATGAAAACAGAATTAGTGCCTATTGATCAGGTGCATTTATCACCTGATAACCCACGAGTAATTAAAAATGATAAGTTTAGAAAGCTCGTTAAAAGCATAGAGGAATTTCCCGAAATGTTAAAGGTGCGGCCTATTGTGGTCGATGACGATATGGTAGTACTTGGAGGCAATATGCGCCTCCGAGCTTGTTTAGAAGCAGGACTAAAGGAAGTACATATATTAAAAGCTTCTGAGTTTAGCGATGACCAAAAAAAGGAGTTCGTTATAAAGGATAACAGCAGCTTCGGCGAATGGGATTGGGAAACATTGGCTAACGAGTGGGATGTAGAAAAGCTCGACGAGTGGGGTTTAGATCTGCCTAGTATGGCGCATACGGAGGAAACGTATACGACTAAGGTAGAAAGCCCTATATATGAAACAAAGGTCGTTAAACCGACTGCTTCGGAGCTGTGCGACCTACACAAGTATAAAACCTTACTTAGTGATATAGAGAAGGCCGATATATCAGAGGCCGATAAGCAGTTCTTAATGTTCGCAGCAATGCGACATATTAAATTTAACTACTCTAAAATAGCAGACTACTACGCCCACTCGGATAAAGAGGTTCAAGAACTAATGGAAAATAGTGCGTTAGTTATTATAGACTACGACAAAGCTATCGAGAAAGGCTTTGTACAGTTATTTAAAACCTTTGAAGATTTGAGCGAATTAGATGGATAACTTCGTAGCGTTTATATTGACACACGGAAGGCCTGATAACGTAATAACTTATAAGAGCCTGAGAAAGCACGGATATACGGGCAAGGTTATTGTCGTAATCGATGACGAGGATAAGACGGCAGATGAGTATTACGAGAACTTTGACGACGTAGAAATGTTCAGCAAAGAGGCTATCGCAAAAACATTCGATGAGGGGGATAATTTTAACGATAGAAGATCTATCGTATATGCTAGAAACGCCTGCTTTGAGATAGCTAAAAAGAGAGGGTATAAATACTTTATACAGCTAGACGACGATTATACGGGTTACGAATATAGGGTATACAATGAGACTAAGCAGAAACCTATACGAATTAAAAACCTCGATAACGTATTTGGGGCTTTGCTAGACTTCTATAAGAAAACTAACTTCGCCACCATAGCTATGGCGCAGGGGGGCGATTTTATAGGGGGTAAAAATAATAAGATGGCCAAGCGACCTACTATATATCGAAAGGCTATGAACTCTTTTATCTGCTCTACCGATAGACCTTTTCTATTTCAGGGTAGAATAAACGAGGACGTGAATACGTACACGAGTGAGGCTAGTAAGGGACTACTTATGGGAACAATACCCTTTACCGCACTAATACAAAAAACTACCCAAAGTAATAAGGGAGGAATGACAGACATATATTTAGATAACGGGACGTACGTAAAGTCTTTTTATACGGTGATCTTCTCCCCTTCCTCTTGTAAGGTTAAGCCAATGGGCGATACTCGTATGCGATTGCACCACGCAATCGATTGGGAAAGAGCCGTACCGAAAATAGTAAGAGAAAGCCTGAAACAATGAACAAAACCGAACTACATAAAAAGGCAGTAATTGATGCGCTAGAGAAAACGCTAGGAGTCGTAACGACTGCCTGTAAGCAGGTAGGTATAGGTCGTACCCAATTCTACGAGTGGCTAAAGACTGACGAGGAATTTCGTAAGCAAGTGGAGGACATTCAGAACGTGGCTCTAGATTATGCCGAGAGTCAACTGCATAAGCAGATAGGAGACGGCAGCACAGCCGCAACAATATTCTATTTAAAAACAAAGGGAAAGAATCGTGGCTATATAGAAAGGCAAGAGATACAGCACGACGGAGGCGAGGGCCTACGCATCGAGATTATAGATGGCAACGATACAGACTAACTGCGTATTTAAGCACCTAGAAAATAGCCAAAATAGAATTATAGTCGAGCAGGGTGGTACACGTTCAGGAAAGACTTATAATATTTTAATTTGGTTAATCATTTATTGCCTGCGAGAAGAGAATACGGGGCAGGTCATTACGATATGTCGTAAGACCTTCCCTGCGGTACGTGCCTCTGTGATGAGGGACTTTTTCGAGATCCTAGAGCGAGCAGGAAGATATAACCCCGACAATCATAATAAGAGTAGCAGCGAATATTACTTGGGTGGTAATATGGTAGAATTTATATCGCTAGACCAACCGCAAAAGGTTAGGGGTCGTAAACGTGATATGCTTTTTATTAATGAGGCTAACGAATTACATTTTGAAGATTGGCAGCAATTAATAATGCGTACCAACGGGCGCATTATAATTGACTATAACCCATCGGACGAGTACCATTGGATTTATGACAGGGTAATAACACGAGACGACGTTGACTTCTACAAAACTACTTACCTCGATAATCCATTCTTACCAAGTAACATTATATCGGAGATTGAGAGGCTCAAACAAACCGACGAGAATTATTGGAAAATATACGGTCTTGGTGAAAGAGGCCAAAGCAAGGCGGTTATATTCTCCTATCAAGAGGTAACGGCTATACCTGAGGGAGCCGTATTAGTTTCAGCAGGGATGGACTTTGGGTTTACTAATGATCCTACGACTCTAGTCGTAGCGTATAGAAAGGATATCGACCTGTACTTCCAAGAACTGATATACGAAACGGGGCTAACTAATAGAGATATACACCATAAGCTGCAATCGTTAGGCTTTGATAAGAGGACGGAGATATTCGGAGATAGCGCAGAGCCTAAATCGATAAAGGAGTTGCAGCTATTCGGATGGAATATAAAGCCAACGGCAAAGGGGGCCGATTCTGTTATGGCAGGAATCGATATGCTGAAGCGATACCGATTGAATGTGATTAAAGGAAGTATAAACTTGATAAAGGAATTTAGAAACTATAAATTCGTGGAGGATCATAACGGCAAGGTTCTTAATAAACCGATAGATGCGTATAACCACGCTATCGATGCAGCGAGATACGCTACCTACAACAGATTAAGCCGACCAAACTACGGAAGGTACGCAGTAAGATAATAACGTTATTTAAATATGGAGATCGATATTATAGTTCCTGAGGGACTACACGACATTAAATTAGAACAATACCAAAAGTTCGTCGCTTTGAAGAGCGAGGACGAGTTATTTCTAGCACAGAAGTGCGTAGAAATATTCTGTAACGTTCCCCTTATACTTGTAGATAAGATGTCGTATAACGATGTTAGGCAAATCTCCGCTAGAATCTTCAGCTACTTTAGAGAGAAGCCTGAGCTTATAGTAAAGAAAAAGCACGGGGGTAAGATGTTTGGCTTTGTGCCTAACTTAGAACAGATCACGTTAGGGGAGTTCACCGATATAGATGCTAATATAACGGATTGGCGAAATATGCACCGTGTTATGGCGGTGCTGTACCGACCTATCGCTAGCGAGGTAGGGAAATACTACCAAATAGAAGAGTACGACGGCACAGACAAGTACGCAGAGCTTATGCTATCAATGTCGCTCGATGTAGTTATGAGTAGCCTTGTTTTTTTTTATCGTTTAGGGATCGACTTGTCGGTAGCTATGGGGGAATATTTGGCGGCTCAGACCAAAGCGACCTTAGCGCCCAAGCAAACTTTGGTCGAAAGTGGGGATGGTACGGAAGCTTTTATGCGCTCGCTAAAGGCAGCGTTATCGAATTTGAAAGGGTTAGTCGACTCCCCCTACATACTGCACTAACGTACCTTGAATTTGAGAAAGAAAAGAACGAACTAGAAAGAAAACTATTAAAGATATGAGAGGGTACTACGACCTATTAGAAAAACTTAGGGTATCGCTAGAGGCGAACCCTAGTATAAACACAGTAACGGAGGGCGACTTAATGGATGTGGACTTAGCGAAGCAGACGATCTTCCCCTTGTCGCATATCATTGTGCAGAATGCCACCTTTGAGAGCACGACTATAACTTTCAACCTTAACATTTTGTTTATGGATTTGGTCGACTTTAATAAGGACGAGCCTAAGGCAGACATTCCCTTTAGAGGTAATGATAATGAGCAGGACGTACTAAATACTATGCTAGCCGCAGCCAACAAGCTATGGAGCGACCTATCGAGAGGCGACCTATTTGTAGACAAATACCAAATAAGCGGCACGCCTAGCTGCGAACCCTTTGTTGAGAGGTTCGATAATCAGTTAGCGGGATGGGATATGACCGTTAGTATAACGATAGCCAACACAGATATAAGCGTTTGTTAAATGGGTGCTTTTGATCCTGAATATTTAAAGAAGGCCTTCGATAGATTTGGGCGTACCGTAGTTGATAAGGCACGGAATAACCTATCGAATCAGGGAAAGAGTGTTTCGGGTAAACTAAGCAAGAGCCTCGACTACTCTATGAAGGAAAGCGCAAGCGGGGACTCGTTCTCGTTCTCCTTCCTTATGGAGGAGTACGGAGAGTTTCAGGATAAAGGGGTTAGCGGTATCAAGAAAAGATACAATACTCCATACAGCTATAAAAAAGATATGCCACCAAGAGGCCCATTAGATAAATGGGCAGTCCGCAAAGGGCTGCAAGGTATACGAGACGATAAGGGGAGATTTATATCGAGAAAGAGTTTGGTATACCTAATACAAAGAAGCATATACTACAAGGGCATTAAGCCTAGTTATTTTTTTAGTAAGGCTTTTAAACTTGAGTTTAAGAGATTACCGCAAGATATACGAGAGGCCTTCCAATTAGACCTCGACGAATTTATGAAGTTTACACTACAAAATATATTTAAATAATGCCTATCGTTACACCACAGAGCCTCGTCGGAGCAAGAAGCCCGATATATATTACGGCTAATTATTCTGCGTTATCTAGTTCGATAACCGATATAACTCTAGAGGTATATATTTGGACGGGTTCGAGATCTTCTCGACCCGCTTCTGCTCAGTATACACTTTTCCGTGATGTGTTTGCAGGACAAGATCTATCGTTCGACATAGCACCTATGGTAAGGGAATACTTATCGAATGCGTATGAGGGGTTTGACGGCACGGATATTGCCTACGCCCCCGACGGCAGCGTAGTATGGGTACAGATAGACTACGATACTAACTACATAAACAAAGCCCAACCACCACAGACTATAAACGACACAGGAAGCACAGATATCTTTGAAGCCTCTAACGGCTACCATATTTTTATTGAGGCAGCCAATAAGGAAGTTAACAAAGGCTTTGCTAGTGTAAACTCAAACAAGTATATAAAGGACTCAGGCGACGAGACTGTACCCGTCTACTTAGGTAAGTGGGGAGAGGGTTACGATATTGTATGGGCCTATAAGGATCGAGTTATTGCGGATGGCGGAACGGTGGAATCTATCGCCTGTGCCAACATTGGGTTAGCTACTATTGAGATTCTAACGGATGGAGGATATAATATCGACATCCCTGTTACTGAGTCTCAGCTTCAGAACTTGCAGGCCGAAGGTAGGATCTTATTACTACCGTGTGGCGTTAGTAATATAGAGACTTGGGTACAGACGGTAGGAGAAACCCTCGTAGGGTTGTATCGTGAGTACTATGATATTAACCTAAAGGATAAGGACGGAACGACTTTAGATAGCCGTAGGTTCTATCCTACGTGCGAGCCTAAGTTTACCCCTAGCGTTATGCAGTTCATTAATAAAAATGGAGTTTGGGAAAGTATAACCTTCTTTAAAAAGAGCGTGTCTACTCTTAACACGGTTACGAGTGAATATAACCGCAGTTTGGGGAGTAGCTCCGCAGCAGGATTCTCGTACGATACTACCGCACATAAATACCAAAGAATTAATACTAATGGTCGAAAGAGATTCAGCTTAAACACGGGTTGGGTAAACGAGTCGTACGATAGTATTATGGAGCAAATGCTAATGAGCGAAAAGGTAATGTTAGACGGGCTGCCTGTGAATGTAACGACAAGCTCGTTAACATTGCAGAAAGTGGTTAATGAAAAGACCATTAACTATACCATTGAAGTAGAAGAGGCTTACGACACTAGATATGTATAACCTAGACTTATATATAGATGGACAAAGAGCCGACTTATTTGGCGATGAGTCTGTCGAGATGACACTAACAACCCAAAATGTAAATGACTTGGGGGCTGTGTATGGAGATTACAGCAGGAGCTTTACGCTACCTGCTTCTCCTACTAATAATGCGATATTTAAGCATTACTACAATGTAGATATATACGGAGGCTTTACGGCAGCCCTCCGCACAGATGCTATAATTGATATTAATAAGAATTTTTTTCGTCAGGGTTCTATTGAGTTAACGAGCGTTGAAATGAAAAATAACGAGCCTTACTCGTATATGGTCTCGTTTTATACCTCGACTACCTCGTTAAAAGATTTATTCGGGGAGGATACACTTAACGACCTAGACTTATCGGCATTAGATCACGAATACAACGACACTAATATTGAGGCAGGAATAGCAGGGTATGTAGCAGGTACGGATAGCTCTATTATTTATCCGATGATAACTCCCGTAACGAGGTGGTATTATAATTCTCAGGGAGGCGACCACGGGCTAGGTAATATCCATTGGCATAACGACACCGACCACGGTGCGTTTTGGTATGACTTTAAACCTGCTGTTAAGCTTACTAAGATTATCGATGCGATAGAGAGCAAGTACGACATTGAGTTTGAGAGCGATTTATTTGCCTCTTCAGATTTCGGCAAGCTGTTTATGTGGTGTCATCGTAGGGCGGGGTATATGTTCAAGGATCAGGAAAACGGATATACTCCTGAGGTGGTAAACTTCACCTCTAACACTACGGGAGATTATAGCCTAACGACTCAGAAGTATACTATTACAGCAGCGCAAGAGACTGACCTAAGAATCGTATATACGACTAACATAACGGGAGACTATAAAATAGTAATATACGTTAACGATCAGCTTTACAGCTCTCGCTCACATAGCGGGAGCGTTACAAATGAGATACTAACCTTTAATACTCTAGAGGTAGGCGATACGGTTCAAATTAGATTTGGCGCACCCGACGATTGGGATGCGGGAGCAATCACGCTAAACAGCATTAGCGCAGATATTGAATATTTCTACTTAGGCTCGTGGAATGCGGGCGACTCCGTAAGCCGAGCAACTGCCCAAAGCCTTTCTAGAGATGTAATAATTTCGGAGCAGATGCCCGAGCAAAAGGTAGTGGATTTTATAGGGAGTCTTATTCGTGCGTATAATTTGGTTGTGGTTAGATCTGCTAATAAAAAATACAAGGTCGAGCCGTTGGACGATTGGTACGCTGAAGGAGTAACACACGATATAACGGAATATGCTGAAGCAGGAGAGGTAACTATTAACCGACCTGAGTTATACCGAAGGTTAAGTTTTAAATACAATGAGAATAAATCGGTATTAGGAGAGACTTACCGCCTTCAAAATGACATCGGCTACGGAGACCTCCGAGCCGACTTTAACTTTGATGGTCCCGAGTTTAGTATTGAGGTAGGTTTCGATAATATGTTATTTGAGCGTTTAAGCGACCAATACTCTTCAGGGGTAGGATTAACAGAGCTAAACGTAGGTCAAGCAGTAACGAGGGAGGGAGAGCCGTATATCGGCAAGCCTATTGTATTTTATAAGAACGATGCGATAAGAGTGGACTCGGCATACCATTGGCAGTATATCGATATGAATACTTCGGCAAATCAAAAAACGGATATTTGGCTAATCGGTAATGTAAATGCTAACGATGCGGCAGATGTTACCCAAACCCTGAACTTCGGTACGGAAATAGACCCGTACCTATTGCAAGGATTTAGCGCAGGGCTATACGAAACTTATTGGAAAGACTATATAACAGACCTATATAGTCAGAGTAGGAGGCTATTTCGTTACTCTGCGCAGCTCCCTTTGGGATTAATGCTAACGCTAAAGAACAACGACAAGCTGACTATATTAGAACGTAATTATATTATAAACTCAATCAACCTAGACCTGAATACAGGAGCAGCTACTTTAGAGCTGCTTAATGAAGTGTAAAATATGAGCTACGTACGTTATTTAATAGAGTTGCTTCCTTACGCTAAGGATGAGACAGAGAGCATAAGGATAGCAAAAGGCGAATACCAAGAGCCTAAAAACATTATAGAACACTTTAGGAAAGAATGGCGCAGCAGGAAACATACAAAATAAATGTAGAGAGTAACGCAGCTGAAGCGACCCGTGAGGTTGACGATGCGTTAAAGGACTTAAAGAAGTCCGTAGATAGCGTTGGAGATTCTGCTAACTCCTCCCTTGATAATCTAGGCCAATCGGCAGAGAAGGCAGCCGATAATATAAATAAGTCGGCCTCAGGAATGAGGGACTTAGCCGACGAGAGCGTAGACGTAAAAGACGGGGTAGACGGTGCGGTAACTGTCCTTGATCAGTTCACGGGCGGTATGGCAGGAATGCTTACAAATGTTACCCGAGGCTTTAAGGCCTTCGGGAGAACTTCCGTCGCTTCTTTTAGGGCTTCTATTGCAGGGGCTAGTGGATTAAAGAAGGCACTTATCGCTACGGGGATAGGTGCGCTAGTGGTCGCTGTTGGTACTATTGTCGCCTATTGGGACGACATCGTAGCTGCTGTTAGCGGTGTTTCTCAAGAGCAATTAGATATATTAGATGCAACAGAAAAAACTAGGGATGCATCGCAGGATATATTAACTGCGACAGAATCAAGCGAGAACTCACTAAAGCTACAAGGCAAGAGCGAGAGAGAGATTCGAGATATAAAAATTCAGCAGACCAACGAGGTTATCCTCGCTACTGAAGCAATGCTCGAACAGCAGAGGCTATTAAAAAAGTCTCAAATAGAAGCAGCTAAGCGTAACCAAGATATAGCGGTAGGTATTATAGGCATCCTTACTATACCTGTAACGATATTGCTAAAAGCTATTGATGCGCTTACATACGGATTACAACAGGTGGGCGTACTTAAAGAGGCTACTAAGTTATACGATGAAAATCGAGCAGCCCAAGCCGATATAGAAATGGCAAAGATGGTAGGCTTTGACCCTGACGAAGTAGCAGCAGAAGCGGATGCTACTATTAAAGAGACTACGGAAGCGTTAACAGCTTTAAGAAATAAGAGAGACGGTTTTATACTAGCAAACCAAGCAGCCGACCAAGCAGCAGCAGATCAGGCAGCAGCCGATGCTAAAGCAGCAGCCGAAAAGAAAGAACAAGAGGAAAAGACAGCGGCTGAAAAGCTCGCTGCACTAAAAGAGGAAATCCGAAAGGCAGAAGCTACGAATCAGGAGGAGATAAGAAAGCAAGAGCTAGAGGATACGGAAAAGTATTACGAGGATCTATATTGGCAGGCTGTGCTTAATGGCCTAGATACTGAACAGCTAGAAATAAGCAAGCAAGAAAGACTAGCGGAGCTAAAAGAGAAATACCGTCAAGAAGATTTAGATGCGGAACAAAAATTAAATGACGATAAAAACGCTTTAAGCGATAAAGAAGCTGAACAAGAACAACAGAAGTTTAACGAGCGCATACAAATGGTAAGAGATAGCTTCGATGCGATGTCGGCCATAGCCGATGCGTTCGCAGGAGAGAGCGAGGAGCAACAGCGCAGAAACTTCCAAATTCAAAAGGCACTATCGGCAGCTAATGTAGTAGTAGGAACTATTGAGGGTGCGCAGAACGCTTATACTACTGCGCAAAAGTCTCCGTTAACTGCCGTGTTCCCCGGCTATCCTTATGTACAGGCAGGACTTGCTACGGCCTTCGGTATTGCACAGCTACAACAAATACGCAGATCCCAATTTGAAGGGAGTACACCCGATGCGCCATCCTCAGCAGGAGGTGGAGCAGGCACGGCAATGGCGGGAACAAGCCCGAGCTTTAATATCGTGGGAGGTAGTGGCGCAAATGTAATTGCGGAAAGCCTATCTAAGACACCACTAAAAGCGTATGTCGTAGGTAGTGATGTAACTACGCAACAGCAATTAGATAGAAACAGAGTAAAAGCAGCAACATTGTGAAAATAGTAGAACTAATATTAGACGAGGAGCAACTACTTAGCGGGGTGCAGGCTATATCGATAGTCGAACACCCTGCAATAGAATCTGACTTCGTTACCCTGAGTAAGGAGCAAGAGGTTAAACTCGCTGAGGTTAACAGCGAGAAGCGTATCCTTATGGGCCCCGCATTGATCCCTAACAAAACTATCTACCGTAAGAATGAGGAAGAGGAGTATTATATCTACTTTTCTAAGAATACGGTTCGCAGAGCAAGCGAACTGTTCTTAACTGAAGGTAATCAGAACAGAAGTACGCTCGAGCATAGCTTCGATTTAAACGGCCTAAGTGTTGTCGAGAGTTGGATTGTAGAGGGCGAGCAAGATAAGAGCCGCAAATACGGTCTAAACGTCCCTGACGGCACGTGGATGGTTTCTATTAAGGTCTACAATGACGAAGTTTGGGATAACTACGTTAAGAGCGGTGCAGTAAAGGGCTTTTCTATCGAGGGGTACTTTGCCGATAAAATAAATATGAGCTTGCAGGAGCAAGAGCAGGAAGAGGTCGTAAGATTTCTTGAGGAAATCGTCGACGAGATTGAGGGGGTAGATTTAGAAAGCTATTCGGACTATGGCGAGGGAGTAAGAAACAACGCCAAGAGAGGAAGAGAGCTAAACGAGAAGCACAATAATAAGTGCGCTACGGATGTGGGTAAAAAAAGAGCTGCCGACCTTGAGGCAGGCCGTCCCCTTTCAGTAGATACGATTAAAAGAATGTACTCGTACCTTAGTAGAGCGGAGGAGTACTACGACGAGAGCGATACCTCAGCCTGCGGTACTATTAGTTTCCTATTATGGGGAGGCAAAGCGGGGCTAGGTTGGTCTCGTAACAAGCTGAGGGAGTTAGGAGAGCTTGAGTAAAAATGAAACAGTTAAATTATATATCGTTAGTTAGTTAATTATGAATGCACAGAACAAACTCAGTAAAATTGCCGAGCTGCTTAGCGTGGAATTGGCAAAGAGAAGCAAGAAGGAAACCCTTGCCTCTATGAAATTGGATAACGGAACCGTTATTGAAGCAGAAAACTTCGCTGCGGGCGAAGCTGTTTTCATCGCAACAGAAGATGAGAACGTAGCACTACCCGTAGGAGAATATGTTTTAGAGGATGGCCGTATTTTGATCGTTACCGAAGAGGGTATTATCGCAGAGATTCGTGAGGCAGCAGCCGAGGAAGCTCCTGCGGAAGAGGAAGCAGCCCCTGCTGAAGAGTCTACGGAGATGGCTGAAGAGGAAGTCGTAGTCGAAGCTCCTGAAGAGGTAGCTCCTGAAATGCAAGAAATCGTTGATACTGTTGTATCTGTTATCGCCCCTGTTATCGAGGAGATGAAAGAGCAAGTAGAGGAGATGAAGCGTAAGTTCGAGGAGATCGTTGACGAGAAAAAAGCAGAAGAGGAAAAGCAAGAAGAGCTTTCTCGTAAAGAGCCTGCTCGTAAGCCTATCAAAGCTAACCCTGAAGCACAGCCTCAGAAAGAAATGGTACGTTTCGCTCAAAGCGGCCGTAAGTCTACTCTAGATCGTGTATTAGGTAAAATCTCAAACCGATGAAAAAGATTCAAGAAGTATGGGCTGAGATAACAGCCAAGAAAGCCGAAGTAGCTCTTTCTGCAAAGAAGCTACAACTTAGTGCTTTGGATGACGTAAAAGAGGCTCAAGATTTACTCGAGCAAGGTATCGCTAAAGCAGATGCCTTCGATAATAGAATGGCTGATATTATGCAGGAGCTCGAAAGAGTTAGTAATGCGGTATTTGATGTTTTAGGAGATGCAGAAGCCGAAGCGGATGCATTGAGAGATGACTACGATAAAGCGGTGGCCGCATTGGATGAGTTCGAAAGTTTGGCAGATGACTTGGGCGTTGATCCTGCGGACAACGCAAATTGGGCTAAC